ATGTAGCTTCTCGTGCAGTTTGTTGTGGAACTCCTAAAATACCTTTGACAAGATTAACTCCGCCTTTTACTAACGGAACAAGAGCCTGTCCGAAACCTTCACCAGCAGCCCCTAACGCAGTTTCACGACCAACCTGTGGAACATTTAACTGCTCACCACCAATCATCTGCCGAGCAGTTTCGCCAATGCCACTACCTAAAGCAGCAGAGCCAATCAAAGCAGGAATACCGACAGCGGGGAAAGCCATTGCAGTGGCAACAGGTAAGGCAGTTCCGCCTAACATAGGTAGTGCTTCTTTAAAAGCCGTTCCAACTCTGTCCATTGTTGTTGGCTCTGCGACAGGCTGGGGGCGAGGCATTGAAGCCGCTAATGCTTCTAAATCAGCATCCGACAACGGCTGTTCTGAAGTAAATCGTTTACCATTAATGGTATATGTTGGCATTATTAATCTTCCTCAATAACTACAACGCCTGATGGCAGTGTTCTTGATTTACCTTTAGCAGTTGGTTTTTCAACTCGGTTTGTCCATTGCTTTTCAAAACCTGCCAAGTTTCTATTTTTAATTAAATATTGTTCAGCCGCATCTGCCTTGTCCACGGAATTTTTAGCACGTTTTTCCAGATAGTTTAACGTAGCTGTAATAGCCTGTAGAGGGTCTTTAATATCTGCCGCAGCTTGTACAGCAAATTGTAAATCAACTGTAGACGGGTTAGCACCGTATTGTTTAATACCTTGCGCAATAATACTTTTTAATGCTTGTTCTAAGTTACGAGTACTAGCTACTGTCTCTGTGTTGATTCCTAATGGAGCAAGTTGTGCATTTAAGCCACGGATAAGTGAAGGAAGACCTTGACCTGTAACCGCTGTTGGTAGATTCTCACGAGCCTGCGCAACCATTGTCAGTTGTCCTGCCGCAGCTTCTGCATTAGTTCTGTACTTTTCTAATGATTTAGGGTCTGCTAACTCAAACGCTTTATTTGATGTGTCTGGACCGCCGCCGGGAGCAGAGGCTGCGATAGCTTTTTTACCTGTTAAACCAGTTGCTTTGATAGCGTCATCATAAGCCAATACACGTGGGTCGTTAGGAGAGAAGCCAGCATCTAATAATTCCTGTCTTTCAAACTGCAGTTTACCTAAAGGAGATGTTGGGATTCTTTGTTCCCGCAATGCTTTAACAGTCTGTGCTTGTGTTAATGTAGCTTTACCTGTGGCGGCTTCGATACGTTCTGCTTCACGCAATGCCATCATTGATTCTTGCGGTGCAAACGGTTGCAATGCTTTAGCAAAGTTTCTAGCACCTTCTCCTGTAGACAAATCAAACTGTGAAGACAGTTGTTTAATCTGAGAGATTTTCTCTAACTCAGGGTCGCCCCCAAGTAAGCCACTAACAGCACGACCAAGACCAGCACCGCCTTGGTAAATTGACATCTGAGCTTGTTGTAAAGGGTCGAGCTGTGCGTAACGAAACGCATTAGAAGTATCAGTTGCTTGACGCTGACGCATTAACTGCTCAGGAGATACTCCAAATAAACTACCTACGATTTCTGCCATGATTTTTCCTTATCCTGCCAACAATTCTGGACCTTGGTTAAACAAGCTACTAAACCAACTACTACCTGCTCCGCCCCCGCCGCCCATACCGCCACCACCCATTGAAGAACCAGCAGAACTGAGGGCTGTACCGATAGGGCTGTAGCCTTGATACTTGCCGTATGCGGTTGCTGCGGCTTGTTGTGGGTCTAAATACAGACGACCCGCTTGTGCGCCTGCGGTAGAATAGCGATTTGCCAAGTCTTGACTTAACATGAATGGCTGTTGTCCTAGCCCTTCAGTTGTACGCAGTAAACCTAACTGAGCTTCTAATGGACCGTAACCAGCAGTAGTTAAACGTGGAACTTGTCCAAGCAACTCTCCGCCTGTACCAAACAGACCAGCACCAAATCTAGCACGAGCCATACCAGCTTCGTCTGCTCTAGCGGCTAGTTCTAAGTCTTGACGTGACTGCGCATTAAATAATGCCTGTGCTAATGGATTGGAAGGTGCGCCACCAGTGCCTGTATTGATACCTAATCCACCTGTACCACGACCATAGTTAGTAGCTTGTAAACGGGCTAAATCCGCTTCTCTGGATGGTTGTAACAAAGCCTGTTGTTGCGCCATATATTGCTGTGAGGCTGCTTCAGGCGAAGTAGCAAGATACTGTTGACCAAGATTAAACAGAGACTGTGCGCCGCCAGTTAAAGGCTGTGCCATCTGTCCAATCTGGGATGGGTCATATGCTCCTAGTTGACCAAAGAGGCTTTGCTGTAAGCTACGCAACTCAGGAGACAGTGTATAGCTGCCTTGTCCTTCAGGAGTGAACTGTGACGAGCCAAAGGCTGTCGTCATTCCCATTGGACGGAACTGAGCCATTGCTGAGGCACGCTCACCGGCAGCCCGTAACGCCTCTGCTTGTCCTCTAGCTGCATCAGCGGCTTTACCGCCTGAGATTAAACCACCAGCAAGACCAACTACTGGACCCGCTATTGCACTGACTGCTCCACCCATTATAGACTCCTACTATATATGTGATACATTTGTTTATCCTGACCTATAAAATCTTGTTTAAACTCAAACCCGATTGACTTTCCAAACTTAACTAACTTCTTATTATCTGTATGTGCTATCGCTACTAAAGGCATTGATACTAAGTGTTGTAATAAATTCAATTCTTCTAAAAACTTTGCTTTAACTGTCGGTGTCCATTTACGGACATCTGTGTGAAACCATATTAAGTTGTCATGTAACTCTAACAACATGGTGTAGTCTTCACGAATGACGACAGGTACTTTAAACATTAGAGTTTCATAATGTAAGCTAATGCCAAATAAGGAGGACGGTTCTCGTGAGCTAATCCACCACCTGTTCCGTTTCCTGTAGTACCAGTAACTGTTACTGTGTGTGTATGGTCTCCAGAAACTGCAGAAGTTGTACCGCTATAAGTATGGTTGTGGTCTGCTGAAGCGTTACCTAAAGTAATACCTGTTACAGCTGTACCAGTAGTTGCCGCATTTGCTGTTGAGCCAGAAGAACCCGGAGGATTCGCAGCGTTGCTTGGTCCGGGTCTATCATATGAGTGTGCGTGTCCCGGGTCGCTTACAGCGTGCGAGTGAGTTGCGGACTGTCCAGAGGTAGTGCCACTAAATGTATGCGTATGTCCTGCGCTTTGTCCGCTTGTTGTTCCTGTAGCAGATACGGTATGAGTATGAGCAGGAATCATTGTAGCGTCAAGCGTTACCGTGTTTGCACCACCTGTAGCGTTAACAGCATAAGTAGTACCAGCACCAACTACAAACCTATCCCGTAAATCAGGAGTACCGCTAGAGCCGTTACACAAAGACCATCCTAACGGAATAGACGCAATCGACCCAGACCAAAGGGTGATAACACCTGCGGGTACAGCGTAAAGAATAGCAGCATTAACAAACGCAGTAGTAGATACTTGTGTTGTATTTGTACCCAAGGATGCTGTAGGGGCTGCTGGAGTACCAGTAAAGGTCGGACTATTGATGTCTGCCTTAGAAGCGATAGCGGATGCAATCGCAGTGTATTCTGTGTCTAACTCAGCGCCTTTAACAATCTTACCGGAGTTACCTGTCGGTAGTCCGTCCTTTGCTGTAAAATTAGTTGCTTTGACGTAATTTGCCATGCTTATCCCTTAAACGAGTGTTTTACCTGCTTTAACCGCAATATCAATCTTTTGAATAGACAACGGATTGCCGTTAATGTCTGCTTCAAGTCCTAGTTGCATAATCGTTCCCTGACCACCGGCATTGACTGCGAATCTGTCAAGGACAATACCTGAGCTATATTCAGCGATGTTGTATTCACCAAGGTTATACTCAGACACAGTGGCAGTTGCTAATGTGTACGTTGTTGCTTGATAACCTTCAGTGTAATCAAAACCCCACTTTACAGCTATGGACTGGTTAGTTCCTCCAATCAATACCCAACCAATCTTCTTGAGAATCTTGAGCTTCGTAGAAGCATCGAAGTCAAAGTAGTTGGTATAGTATTGCATCCGGTACGTTGTACTGTTGTCGGAATGACCAAAGTATTTACCAATGTAAGAAGGTTTACCAATTAACAGCTCTTTAGCCTGTGTTACACAGAACGCTTTTGGTTCCATGTTGTCCCAAATGGTGACACGAGCAGCTCCGTCTTGTAAACGGGAGCGAGTATCAAAACAGTAGACAAACCGTGTTGTTGGTAAAGACAATAAGTAGAAAGCATCTCTGTCATAGTAGACACTCTTAATCTTACCGAAGTCTGTCTCAGAGAATACGTTAGCCATTAAGTCATCACGAACATTCTTAGAGATGTCGTTCATTGGTAATGACTTCTCTTGAATCACTCGAGCAAGGCTTCGTACACCGCCATCAGATAAGAATAAAATATCCATACCTGTGTTCTGTACGGAATCACGAGCAACACAGCCTACGTTGTAAATAACATCTTGTAGAATTAAACTACTGGTGTCGATTGGATTCGCATAGATAGCAATGTTGTTACGACCAAAGATAACTAAGAATCCATTGTGTCCTGCAATAGCTACAATACTGTCACCGTTGGGGAATACTTCTTGTAAGTTTAAGAAACCAGCAGAGCCAGTTGTAAAGTCTGTACCACGTAACAGGTCACTGAAATAGACTGTCTGCGTGTCTCCAGCAATGTTACCAACCCAAATACGACCATAACCAGAGAAAGCTGCATTAGGTGTAAACGATGCAGTAGAGTGGTTAGCTGGTAATGTACCGACATCACCGACTCGCTGGAATCCGAAGGTTCCTGAGTCGTGGTCA